GACCTTCAAATATACCACGATGGTAATAATTCATTTATAGATGATTCAGGAACAGGAGATTTAAGAATTAGGTCAAACTTTGTAACTATTGAAAAATATAATAACGGAGAAATAATGGCTTCGTTTAATGATGATAATGCTGTTTCATTATATTTTAACAACTCTAAAAAGTTTGAAACTACAAGCGCAGGAGTTGCTGTAACAGGTAGTCTTTCTACAACAGAAGATATAAGTGCTTCTGGAGATTTAATGGTAACAGGCACGACAACAGCTGGTGGAACGTTAATATGTGAGGGTAACATTACTGTACAAGATAGTGATAAATTACAACTTGGTAATAGTCAAGATCTAGAATTATATCACTCAAGCGGTGTTAGTTATATAGATAATGATACAGGTCATTTGTATATAAGAAACAATGTTGATAACGATGATGGTAGTAATATATACATACAAGCTAAGTCTGGTGAACACAGTATTCTTTGTCAGGATGATGGCGCGGTAAATTTATATAATAATAATGTACAAAAGTTTTCAACTAATAGTAGTGGTGTTGGAGCATTTGGGTATATTGGTTTTGGATCAGCTGGGACAAGCACAGGAAGTAGTTATGGTTTTAGATATGGATCATCTTCTCCTAGTGGCGCACAAGGTATAGTTATATCAGTTAGTGATACTGGTGGTTCTTATTTTGATGGCGTAGGAAGATTTCAAAATACTAATACAGGCCAAGGAGCAGGTATGTTCCAGATGATTAACTACGGTGCTTTGTATGGTAGATATATGCAGTTTTTTAGAGGTAGTACTTCTAATATAATAGGTTACATAGGTTACAATAGTAGTAACACTTCAGTAACTTTCTCTACTACTAACTCAGATATTAGAACTAAAAAGAATATAACTACTTGGGACGAAAATGTATTAGATAAATTTAAAGCATTACAACCTAAGCGTTTTGATTTTAAAGTTGCTATTGGAGACAAGGGCACTGTAAAAGAAAGAGGATTTATTGCTCAGTATGAAAAAGATAATTTCCCAGAGGCATATCAATTAAATGGAAACGACGAAAAAGCTACATATGGTTTTCATCCAATGGAAATGGTTCCTTATATGATGAAGGCAATAAAAGACTTAACTATTAAAAACGAAGAATTAGAAAGAAGAATTAAGACATTAGAATCTTAAGTAAAGTGCACTTAAAACGTGTAATTATATAAATAACAATTAATTAATAACAATTTAAATTAAATCAACATGGCAGAAGAAGCTAAACAAATGATTTCTGAAGAACAATTAAAAACAATTCAGGAACTAACAGCAAAACAAAACGAAGTTGTAATACAACTAGGATCGTTTGAAATTCAAAAAATTAATTTTTTAGAGCAGTTTAAAGCAAACAATACTCTTATTGAAGACTTTAAATCAGAACTAGAAAAAGAATTTGGTAAAGTACAAGTCGACTTAAAAACTGGAGAAATCTCAGAGATTCCAGAAGATGACAAGAAGTAATATTAGAAAGATAAGCATCGGGTCAGATTATAAAAATGACGCGATGCATTATTCTGTTGGTCAACAAGTATACGGTGGGCATGAAATTTCTCATATACTATTAGACGAGCAAGACAAATCTTATAATATTTTTATTAAAAAAAATTCAGAAATATTACCATGGAAAAAATTTAATTCTAACATGGCTATATCAGTAGAATACGATTTACAATATTAAATGAAGAGTGTATTTAATTTTATAGTCAAACCTTACAATAAAAGGTACGACAATGAAATAAAAGTAGGTAATAAATCTTTAATAGTTAACACTAAAATTGATGATTTTGTTAACATTAGTAGAAAAGCTATTGTTGTTTCTACGCCTTTGGCTTATAAAACATTTATAAATGTAGGTGATGAAATAATTGTTCATCATAATATATTTAGAAGATGGTATGATATAAAAGGTAATGAACGTAATAGTGCTAAATATTTTAAAGATAATTTGTATTTTGCTCAACCAGATCAAGTTTTTTTATATAAAAAAGACAACAAATGGAAGTCATTTAATGATAGTTGCTTTGTTCAACCAATAAAAAATAATGACAAATTTAGCACTGATAAAACTAAAAAGCTTATTGGTATATTAAAAATAGGTAATAGCTCCTTAGAAGCGCTAGGAATTAACCCAGGAGACACTGTAGGTTTTAGGCCAAAGAGAGAATGGGAGTTTGCTATCGATGGAGAGTTGTTATACTGTATGAAATCTAATGATATTGTAATTAAATATGAACACAAAGAAGACCAAATTAAATATAATTCTAGCTGGGCAAGTAGCCGTAGATGAATTAATAAAAGTAGCTAAAGAACCTATTGTTGACGGCGAAGATGATATCACTGCTGATAGACTTAAAAATGCAGCTGCTACAAAAAAGTTAGCTATATTTGATGCTTTTGAAATTTTAACTAGAATTAAAGAAGAGCAAGATATGCTTGATGAAAAACCTAAAGAAGTTAAAAAAGAAACTACGTTTCGTGGTTTTGCTGAAGGGAGGTCTAAATAATGTATAAACAAAATTTATATAAAGTACTACCTGATCATGTTAAGCCTAAAGTTCTTAAAAGAATGAATAGGTATAGCAAATGGGAATACGGATATAATGAAGATCATGATATGGTTGTTATATCTAGGACAGGTAAAATTGGAGAGATTTATGAAATACAAAATCTTAAAATAGCTTTACCTTTAGCAGAAAACGTTTATAAGTTTGAAAAAAATAGATGGACTAGATTTGATTATCCTAAAGTATTAAGTAGAATAAAAACAGTTTTTGATTGGAGAGAATATCCGGAAGAGTTTAAAGAAAAATGGTATGATTATATTGATCTTGAGTTCAAAAGACGTGAAGAAGGTTTTTGGTATATAAATAAAGATAAACCTATATATTTAACAGGTACTCATTACATGTATTTACAGTGGTCAAAAATTGATGTTGGTCAGCCAGATTTTAGAGAATCAAATAGATTATTTTTTATATTTTGGGAAGCTTGCAGAGCAGACGACAGAAGTTATGGCATGTGTTATTTAAAAAACAGACGATCTGGATTTTCATTTATGGCGTCTGGAGAAACTGTTAACATGGCTACAATATCAACTGATGCGCGTTTTGGTATATTATCAAAGTCAGGTGCTGATGCTAAAAAAATGTTTACAGATAAGGTAGTGCCAATATCAGTTAACTATCCTTTCTTTTTCAAACCAATACAAGATGGTATGGATAGACCAAAGACAGAATTAGCATATCGTGTGCCAGCTTCTAAGTTTACAAGAAGGTCTATAGTGTCTACAGAAAAAAACGAAGAACTTACTGGACTTGACACAACTATTGATTGGAAAAACACTGGAGACAATGCTTATGATGGTGAGAAACTGAGATTGTTAGTGCATGATGAGAGTGGTAAATGGGAAAGACCTAATGATATACAAAATAACTGGCGTGTTACCAAGACAACATTAAGGTTAGGTTCTAGAATTATAGGTAAGTGTATGATGGGAAGTACGTCAAATGCTTTAGATAAAGGTGGTAGAAATTTTAAAAAACTATACGATGACTCAGACGTTACAAAAAGAAACGCTAATGGACAAACACGTTCAGGACTCTATTCTTTGTTCATTCCTATGGAATGGAATTACGAGGGATACATTGATTCTTATGGCTACCCTGTCTTCGACACGCCATCAAAAAAAGTGTATGGACCTCATGGAACACCAATCAAAATTGGGGTTATTGAATACTGGGAGAATGAGGTAGAAGGTCTTAAGCAAGATCAAGATGGATTAAATGAATTCTATAGACAGTTTCCGCGTACAACAAAACACGCTTTTAGAGACGAGTCTAAAATGTCTTTATTTAATTTAACTAAGATTTATCAACAAATAGATTATAATGAAGACCTAGAAAGAAATTCAGTTGTTACAACTGGTAGTTTTCATTGGGAAGATGGAGTTCAAGATACTAAAGTTATATTTGTGCCAAACAAAAACGGTAGATTTAAAGTATCATGGGTTCCACCTGTTCATTTACAAAACCAAATATTTGTAAAGCATAACATGAAATACCCTGCCAACGAGCACATAGGAGCTTTTGGTTGTGATAGCTATGATATATCAGGTACAGTAGACGGTAAAGGTTCTAACGGATCTTTACATGGTTTAACTAAATTTAGCATGGACGAAGCGCCTTCTAATAACTTTTTTTTAGAATATATAGCTAGACCACAAACTGCTGAAATGTTTTTTGAAGATGTTTTAATGGCTTTGCATTTTTACGGTATGCCAATACTAGCAGAAAACAATAAACCTAGATTATTATACTATTTAAAACGTAGAGGTTATAGAAATTTTTCTATGAATAGACCAGATAAAATAAAGTTATCAATAACAGAAAGAGAAATAGGTGGTATACCTAATTCAAGCGAAGATATTAAGCAAGCTCACGCTGCTGCTATAGAAACTTACATAGAAGATTACGTTGGTGATTTAGGTGAAAGATTTGGTAGCATGTATTTTCAAAGAACGCTAGAAGACTGGGCTCAATTTGATATAAATAATAGAACCAAGCATGATGCCTCTATTAGCTCGGGACTTGCTATTATGGCATGTAATAAAAATAAATATAGACCAATAAATGAAATAATTAGAGAAAAAGTTTCTTTAGGTTTTTCAAAATATAACAATAAAGGAGATTTTTCTAAAATAATAAAATAAATGATTCAAGGTAATTATAACAGTGGTTTTCCTAGTCAGGTAGTACCTGATGCAGAGAAAATGAGCTTAGAGTACGGTACTCGTGTAGGTAGAGCTATAGAGTATGAGTGGTTCAGAAGTAATAGAGGCGGTGATAGGTTCTCTATGAATTTTGCTAATTTCCATAATTTAAGATTATACTCTAGAGGAGAACAGTCTATACAAAAATACAAAGATGAATTATCTATTAACGGCGATTTATCTTATCTTAATTTAGATTGGAAACCTGTACCTATTATACCTAAGTTTGTTGATATAGTTGTAAATGGCATGTCTCAAAGAGACTATGATGTAAAAGCTTATGCTCAAGATCCAGAATCTCAAAAGAAAAGAACTAATTACGCTGAAGGTTTATTAAGAGATATACAAGCTAGATCATTTTTACAAAAAGCAGAGAAAGAGATCGGCATGAATCTATGGTCTACTTCCTCTCCTGAAAATTTACCTGAAAACAAAGAAGAGTTAAGTTTACACATGCAGCTTAGTTACAAGCAGTCAATTGAAATAGCAGAAGAAGAAGCTATATCAAACGTGATGGCTCAAAATAAATACATACAGACTAAAAAAAGAATGTTACAAGATTTAGTTGTGTTAGGTATTGGAGCTGTAAAAACTAATTTTAATAGATCTAACGGTATAACTGTAGAGTATGTTGATCCAGCTAATTTAGTATATTCTTATACTGATGATCCTAATTTTCAAGATCTTTATTATGTAGGTGAGGTTAAAATGATACATTTGTCTGACTTACAAAAACAATTCCCAGAATTAACACCTGATGAATTAAAAAGAATTGAAAAATTTCCAGGCACTCAAAATTATCTTAGGAACTGGAATGAGTCTCCAGATATGGTTGCTGTTTTGTTTTTTGAATATAAAACCTATAGTAATCAAGTATTTAAAATTAAATACACAGATCAAGGTTTAGAAAAAGCTTTAGAAAAAACAGATTTTTTTAACCCTCCACCTAATGACAACTTTGAAAGAGTATCAAGATCTATAGAAGTCTTATATAGTGGAGCTAAAGTGCTAGGTATTGATAACATGTTGTCATGGGAAGTTTCACAGAACATGACAAGACCTTTTTCTAACATGACCAAGGTAAATATGAATTATCAAATATGTGCTCCTAGAATGTATAGAGGACGTATAGAGTCTTTAGTAGGTAGAATAACAGGTTTTGCTGATATGATTCAATTAACGCATTTAAAACTACAACAAGTTATAGCAAGAATGGTTCCTGATGGTGTGTTTGTAGATGTTGATGGTTTAGCTGAAGTTGATTTAGGAAATGGCACAAATTACAATCCTCAAGAAGCGCTTAACATGTATTTCCAAACAGGTTCTATTGTTGGTAGATCTTTAACACAAGATGGTGACCCTAATAGAGGTAAAGTGCCAATTCAAGAACTTCAAACCTCAAGCGCTAATGGTAAAATACAATCACTTATAGGTACATATCAATACTATCTTCAGATGATACGTGACGTCACAGGACTAAATGAAGCTAGAGATGGTAGCACACCTGATAAAGATGCTTTAGTTGGTATACAAAAAATGGCCGCAGCTAATAGCAATACAGCTACACGTCATATATTACAAGCATGTTTGTACTTAACTGTAAAAGCAGCAGAAAACGTATCACTTAGAATAGCTGATATGTTAGAGTTTGATTTGTTAGCAGATACTTTAAAGAAATCTGTTAGTAATTTTAACGTAGGTACGTTAGAAGAAATGTCTAATTTAAACTTGTTTGAATTTGGTATATATCTTGAACTAGAGCCAGACGATGAAGAAATAGCTAAATTAGAAGAAAATATACAAGTAGCTTTACAGTCAGGTCAAATATTTTTAGAAGATGCTATTGATATAAGACAAATTAAAAACTTGAAATTAGCTAATCAAATGCTAAAAGTTAAACGTAAAGCTAAACAAAAAATGGATCAAGAGATTGCGCAACAAAATATAGCTGCTCAATCACAAGCTAATATACAGGCTCAAGAGGCATCTGCTTTATATGAAGTTCAAAAGCACGAGGCTATGGCAGCTTCAAAATTACAAATTGAACAAGGTAAAGCTGGTTTTGAAATACAAAAAATTGAA